AAAAAATTTTCAAGCTTCATGTACAGACCTCTTCCCGATAACTGCACGATTAAACCCAGCTCCATCGATGGACTGGGTTTATTTGCGACAAAGTTTATCCCAGTTGGACATGATCTAGGCATGACCCATATATTCGATAATAGAATGGAAGATGGTATTATCAGACTTCCTTTAGGAGGATTCTTCAATCACTCAGAAACTCCCAATTGTAAAGTTGAAGAGCATCTTTCGGATAATATACCTCACTTAAGATTAGTGGCAATTAAAGATATTGAACCTGGTGAGGAAATTACCGCTTATTACACACTTTATCAACCTTAAAAATTATGAACAATCAACAAATGGAACAACTAGTAGAAAAGCAATCTGAATTAATACAGCTGCTGGAAGGGCAAATAGTGGATCTCACAATGATGTCCAAGATTGAACTCGGCGATGATGTTATTGCCGAAGTTTGGAAACTGACGAAAGAAATAAATGCTCTTAAAGAGAATATTAAAAAAAACTAGTATGAACAAGCTAGACATCATATACCAATGCCTCATAGGTTACATTCTCGAGAATGGGGTAGAGAACAACTAAAAAATAGAAAGTTACGAATAACAAAAAATAAATAAAAACAACATGAAAAAATTCAGCGTAAGTGAACTACTAATTCTCGCAGTATGTATCGCATGTATCTTTATAAGCGAGTACATCTACATCTTTCAACACAATGTAGATAAAGCAATCTTTATAGGCCTATGGCCTCCAACGATGTTAGGAATTTTAAATTTCGTAAACGGTAAAAGAAAATAAAATGGAAAACTTAGACATCATAATCTTAACGTCAATTGTATGCACGTTGTTTGCTGTGTTTGGAATTGTTACGTACATAGAGATTCGTAAAGTCGGGAAAGACCCGACCTACGGTTCTAGCGAGACAGAGGTAAGCATAAGAGCCAATATGATAAAAGCTATTGGTTCACTATTCGATAATGATAACATATCAAAAAAAGATAAAAAAATCATATACGGAACTATCAAACAAGCGATCTGTGATATGGAAAGTGATGGCGTCTATTTTCCTGAGAGTGTAAAAGATGATTTAAGGAAACAACGAGATGAGCTGTACTGCGAGTATAGTAATTTACCTTCTGTAAAATCGTATGAAAATAAATAAGTGTGGACTATAAAACAAGAAAGCTAGTAAAACCCGGTGACCTAAATTCAAGGGGAACCCTGTTTGGCGGACAGGTACTAAAGTGGATTGATGAAGAAGCGGCAATCTTTGCTATCTGTCAACTTGATTCACCAAACATAGTAACCAAAGCCATATCGGAAATAAACTTTGCTAAAACAGCAAAACAGGGTGACATTGTTGAAATCGGTATGGAACTGGTATCAATAGGCAATACTTCAATTACAATGATGTGTGATGTCAGAAACAAAAACACCAAAGAAACAATTGTAAAAATAGACAAGATAGTATTTGTATTGCTAGACGAGGACGGTAAACCAAGAGCACATAACATACAAAACAATAGAAAGTTATGAATAACGAACAACAAGAACTATTGAATGAGGCGTATGAGAACTATAAGGATTCAAGGGAATGTCAGTGGACACCAACTTATTTTCCTACACCTTATACACAAGAAGAGTTCATCAACAAATGTAAAACCGATAATGAGTTCAGTGAAAAGTGGGGATTAAAGATTGATGAAAGGGAGTTGAGTTTGGAAGAAAGAATGGACTTATCCAGAGAAAAGCGACGTACCTACTGGAATTGGCAAAATTGGAGTATTGAAGAAATGGAATACCATTTGACGGATGTATGGAATATACCAACCAAACTAATCACAATAACATATAAAGGTAACACAATAGAAAGTTATGTCTAAAAAAATAAAAAAACGAAGTATAATTCAAATAGATTTGAGTGGTTGTAAAAATTCGAATGAATGTATTAAGGTAATAGAATTAATTACATCAGGTAAAGTTAAAATTAAAGTAAATGAATAATTTAGATAAAGAATATCAACACCTATTAGAATACATTTTAGGTAATGGAACAGAAAAGAAAGATAGAACAGGAACAGGTACATTATCAATCTTTGGTTGGCAAATCAGACATGACATGAAGGAAGGCTTCCCACTACTAACAACAAAGAAGATGGCTTGGAAGTCAATCGTAACAGAGCTGTTATGGTTTCTACGTGGTGATACAAATATCAAATATCTTTTGGATAATGATTGTATGATATGGGTGGGAGATGCATACAAGTCCTACTTAAAAGGAGGTCACACAAAGTGGTTGAAGCAAGCCGAATATGATGTCGAAGGATTTGGGAAGATGACTATACCTGTACCCTACTCACAAGAAGAGTTCATCAACAAAATCAAAACCGATGATGAGTTTGCAAAGAAGTGGGGTGAATTAGGACCGATATACGGTAAGCAATGGCGAGATTGGTGCGGTATTGATGAGATGTGGAATAACTTTGATGAGAATGGTGATAAATTTGTCAGAGCATCTGTAAAACATATAGACCAAATCGCAAACCTAATCTCCGAACTCAAAACAAACCCAGACAGCCGTAGGTTAATGGTTAATGCTTGGAACGTTGCAGATTTGCCGGTTACTGATTATAGAACAGATGATGAACTTTATCGAGATTACTTAAAAGATATAGGAAAATCATAAAAACTATTACCTTCCTTAGATATATAAATAAAAAGGAGGTAATACCATTATGGTTATCTATAAGACAACAAATTTAGTGAACGATAAGATTTACATAGGACAAGACAAATATAACAATCCAAGATACCTTGGTTCCGGAAAAATTTTACATCTTGCTTTCAAAAAGCATGGTATAGAAAATTTCAGAAAAGAGATAGTTGAAGTATGCGAATCTCAAGAAATACTAAATCAACGTGAAGAATTTTGGATAAGTTACTATAACTCGACTGATAGGAAAATTGGTTACAATATCGCAAAAGGCGGAAGTGGCGGAGACACTATATCAAATCATCCTGAGAAAGAACAAATAGGAAAGAGGCACTCAGATTGGATGAAAGAAAATAACCCAACTAAGGGTAGAAAGAAGACAGAGAATGAGATTAAAAATTGGAAAAACTCTTATGTTGGCAAGTGGAAAGGTGAAAAGAATCCAAACTTTGGTAGTAAAAGAAGCGAATCCTCTAAAGAAAAAATGTCTGAAGAAAGGAAAAGGTGGTGGGTTAATTTATCAGAAAGTGAAAGAGAAGAAATAGGGAAAAAAATAAGTGAAGCAAACATAGGAAAATCTGGAAATTCTTGGACAGAGGAACAGAAAAAAGCACACTCTAAATGGATGAAAGAAAATAACCCATTTAAAGAAAAAACTCATACTGATGAAGTTAAGAAAAGAATATCCTTAGCAAATTCAGGAAAACCTAAGTCTGAAGAAACTAAAAGAAAGTTAAGTGAGGCAAACAAAGGGCATAAACCGGGAAATATAGTAAAGGTTCAAATTGATAATATCATTTATGAAAGTTTAACAGATGCTTCAAATAAGACTGGTATAAACTTGTCAACACTAAGGAATAGAATCAAATCAAAAAGCATTAAATACTTAAATTACAAAATATATGAAGACCCCTCTAAGTAAAGAAGAGTTTTTACAAAAACTTAAAACGGATAAGGAGTTTAATTTTAGATACGGAAGAAAACATATTACAGAAGGAAAAATGGTTCTCCCACCATGTCATTATGGATTTCAAGTTTATACGAGAGAGTTGAGTATGGAAGAAAGAGTATATATTTTTAATAATAAAAAAGAATCTGGGGAGGTAATTGTTCCTGAATTTAAGACAGTTGGGGATATGAATGGATGGACAAATAAATTACTAGAAGAAACTATACCAACCAGAGCAATCTCTCTAATGTGGAATCAACGCTCAGTAGATACATTCCTTGGTTTACCATTCAATATAGCAAGTTATGGTTTGTTGTTAGAGATTATTGCTAAGGAAGTGAATATGATTCCTGACGAACTGATTGGTAATTTAGGTGATGTGCACCTTTACAGCAACCACATCGAGCAAGCTAAGGAGCAAATTGGAAGAGAGCCATTTGAGTTACCAAAATTAAAAATTGATTTATTTGATGAAAACAACCACTATATTGGAGATAAAGATGATATCTCTGAATATAACATTGAACAATTCAAATTAGAAAACTACCAATCACATCCAAGTATAAAAGCACCACTGTCCAATTAATTATGAAAAAAAATAAAACCACCACTTTTGATTTAGACGAACATTTAATTTCAATAAAAGCAAGTACGATTGTAAAATTAAATGAGCAATTTTCCATTTACACTATGGATGGTCCGATTGACTTCAGGGTTGAAGTAAAATGCGACTTCGCTGATATTCCAGAAAAGTATCACGAAATATGTCTAAATGTATTGACATCAAAGTATGCTAACAAAGTTTCATTTGGTCGTAATCCTTTTTCGGAATGTAAACCGATTGTAAAAAGAAAGTGGTGGCAGTTCTGGAAATCACAATACTTTGAAACTAACTAATATCAATCACACCCAGCAATTAAAGCCGCTCTTTCCAACTAGAATTAATACAAATTCAGGATAAATACTAAAAGATATTATCCTAACATAAATGAACCCCATATTATCAATTGTTATACCCTCAAAAAATGAGGGATTTAACTTGATTCAGGTCTTAAATCTATTAAGGGGGCAAACAGATTGTCAAGTTATAGTAGCAGATTCATCCGACGATAACGATTCTTTAACGTTATTAAAAAGTTATGATTTACCTAATATCAAAATAGTAAATGGGGGGTTACCTTCAGTGGCTAGAAATAAAGGAGCGAGTTTAGTGGAGACCCCTTATGTTTTATTCATTGACGCCGACACTTATATCTACGAGAAAGATCTGATAAATAACTGTTTAAAAACTGCTATTCAAGGGGATTATGATCTGGTGACTTGTAAATTTAAAACGGATAAACCTTATAGATGGGTTTACAAGGCATTTACAGTAATACAGATGTTTACGTCATTCACTAAGCCTTTTGCGCTTGGAGGATTTATGCTGTTTAAAACAGAGACTTTTAAAAAATTAGGTGGATTCAATGAAGAAGATAAAATTGCCGAAGATTATCATCTCAGCTCCAAAATTAGACCTTCTAAATTTAAAGTACAAAACAATTACGTTTATACTCCGAGTAGAAGATTTTGCAAGAAAGGTGTTTGGTATATGATTAAGCTAATGCTTCGTTGTTGGATTAATAGAAACAACAATGATTTTTATAAAAAAGATTATAATTACTGGTCATGAAAAACAAAAAGATAGAATTGTTTTATAGCTTTGAAAAGCTGATTGTAGGATCGTCTTTATTGCTGATAGCCCTAGTAAAATTAATTTCAGGAATATGAAGTATAAAGCCATAGTCGTATCAGATTTACATCTAGGAACTAAAGACTCGAAGGCAAACGAGTTTATAGAATTTCTGGATTCACACCCCACCGATCTTTTGATTCTAAATGGGGATATAATTGACGGATGGGCTTTAAATAGAGGTGCTAAATGGAAAAAGAAACACACAAATGTCATATCAGCCCTTCTCAAAATGTCTAACAAAACAAAAATAGTTTGGATAAGGGGTAATCATGACGAGTTTCTAGATGATTTTATAGGTAGCAAATTTGGAAACATTGAAATAAGAAGGGATTACGTTTTACCGGTAGGCGATAGAAATTACTACATATTTCATGGTGATGCTATAGATGTTTTTATCACAAAATATAAGTGGCTATCAAAGCTAGGATCTGTAGGATATGATTTTGCTTTATGGCTTAATAGATGGTATAATAGATATAGGTTATGGAGGGGGTTATCGTATCAATCTATATCACAAAAAATAAAACTAGGGGTTAAAGCTGCAACAAACTATATAAATGATTTCGAAACAACTGCCGTGAAAATGGCATACAAAGAAGGATGCGACGGTGTTATATGTGGACATATCCATCAGCCGGCTGAATATAGAACACAAAATGGACACTATATGAACACTGGAGACTGGGTTGAAAATAAAACAGCTATAATCGTGGATCAAGATAATAAAATCTCTCTTATAAAATAAACAATTTTTTTTAATCTTCTAAAAATTTAGCAAGTGAAAAAAATCATCTTAGCTGCATTAGTTAGTATAATATTGACAGCAGCAACGATCCCCCAATTTTTCTATTACAATCAAACCAGAAAGGCTATTGCCATCAGAAGCGGACAGAGCGGAAGCGTTGAGATCCGAGATCGCTTAGGACAAGCCGTTATGAAAGCTGAGTACCCTGCCAACTCTAGCAGATGGATAAGCGTTAATCGATTAGCGCCCGGACTTTACACAGCCACAACAGATGGGGTAACAATTAATTTTTACAGACAACCTTAATAAATGAAAGCACTAGGCTACGTTATTTACCAGTTTTACGATTTCAAAACGCGGATGGACGATGGAGAAAAATTGGAGGTCAGCACCAGCGCTCCGCATCCTGAATTCAAGAAGAGAATCTACTCTGACCTGTTAAGCGCAGAAGATGCAGTTAAACAAATGAAAAGACTTGACTTCTCCAACACTTCATATCACATTTTGCCAATCTACACTCCGGAGGAAGGGTATGATAACATCAGGGAATCTTACAAAGAAAGAGTAAATGAAAACAAGAACAAGTGAAGCTAGAGAAATTGTATGGCCAGATATAGATTATTAGAAATAAAGGACACGTTGATAAACAATGGTGATCCTTTTTGGAGAATTGAAAAACACGTACTTGGTCTATGGTGGACTGAATACTTCGAAGAGCACTCAGAGTGGGGTGCAACTTTTTACAAGAGAGATGAAGCCGATAAGTGGTATAAGTATCACACAGATCCTCCTAGTAGGATCCAAGTAAAAGTGATAGCCCAAAATCAATAAATCAAAAATATGGAATTGAAATCGAAAAATTCTCCAACTTTTGAGGAGATAGCAGTTATTGAAAAATCAACAGGAGGCAAGATAGAAATCCACGAGTGGTGGGTAGTCAAGGGTGTAGATGAAAACTTTACAACCAAACAAAAGCCTTCACATGAAGCTGATATCGTTTTTCACGGGTCTTTAGAAAATTCTTTTATGAGCCGTGGAGGAGAATATATCGGAGACTTTGACAGAGCTAAGTGGTATCAAAAACATAGGCTGAAAGTTTATGAACCGTATCCACACGGAGTTGCAGAGTCTTACAATGAGGATGGAAATCTAGAGGGATATTGCGGATACACACACAGGGGAGCTAACATTTTCAGAATAGGCGATAGACTATTTGACGAAGCATATGAGCCCAAGGAAGAGGATTACCCACAGGAACAATGGCAAGGATGGGTCAAAGAATATGAAGATGAAATCGCAGAATCTGAATCCAAAGGAGACACCTGGTGGGCTAATGATATCAGAAATGATGGAATCGGTCGATTTATTCCTTTTAAACTGAAAGGTCCTAAGGTTATTGAGAATTTCGAAGAAGCGGCACAAGCAGCCAGAAATCTCAGCGATCATTTAAGTTAATGTCTTTAATCCTGATGCAAAGTATAGGGTAGCGCAACCGGCTAGAAGTGCTTAGCTGGCCAGTACAGGATTAAACATAGTCAGGTGGCGAAATTGGTAGACGCTACAGTGGGACGACACCACTCTATAAAAACAGTGTAAGTTTTTCAATAAAGGCCTTTATTGAAAATGCAGGTTCAAGTCCTGTCCTGACTACAAACGAGACGATGCCCCAGCAGTAACGGCGTGAATCTAGATAAGTAGGCTGCAAGAAGCGTAAATGTCAGATGGGTTCCACATATCTCGAGTCAGGTAGCGTATTGGTAAGCGCAACCGATCACAAGGGAGAAAGTAGGTTCGATTCCTGCCCTGACTACTAATAAAACAGGCTAAATGAAAAAAGAAGAACATATACTTTGTTCAGCCGTCTGGTACAAAGAAATTCCGATTAAAAAAGAGCTACCCTCTGAAGCAATGATAAGACCTACTAATTGCGATCGGGGATTAGTCTTCTGCGGGTATCGACATGCCCACTGTATGTACACCATGGTTAGTGTCACGGGTCTCAGAAGCGTAGAGACGGAAGTTGGTGAATATGTTCAAGGTTTTCTAACAAGCAAGAATCGTTTTGTTGACCGGGAGGAGGGGGCAAAGATTCACAGAGCTAATGGTCACTCCACAGATTTTGAAAACAGATTATTCTCAGAAGATTTATACTAAAAATGATGCTGCTATTAACCATTGTGATATTATTCTCAACAGCCTGGATAACATGGAATCTGAAAGAACTTGTAAGAGTTCTTGATGAAATAAAAAACAAAATGTGACATATGATTTAAAAAAAATCATGTCAGAGAAAGAATCTGAAAAGAAAATTAAGATTGATCCTAAAATAAAGGATGCTCTTATTCTTTTCTTTATTCAAATAGCCAACTATAGTCTACTAGTTATTAATTACAGATCTGTTGCACAGGCACACTATTTTTGGTCTGCTGTTTCAGATTTTGCCTGTGCGTCATTCAGCTTCTTTGTTATTAAAAAAATAGCAACCTCAGATAACACTTTCCATGGATGGCTTGGTTATGCTATGGGCGGTGTGATCGGAAGCGTATTGGGTATTTGGATTTCTAAACTCATGCTAACAGAATAAAAAAATATGAAATTTTTAAGGTTAAGAAAAAGCAGCTATGGCAAACACACAATCTATAAAAATGATTGGCTAGAGTTTTGTACAGGATGGAAAAAAATAAATTTTAAGGTAGCCCCAGCAGGCTATTTCGATAACAGAGCACAGATTAGTTTTAGTCTAGGCTGGGGACAATTCTACATTCACATTCCTTTTATTAGAAGCAAGTATGACGAGTGTGATCCACCTCAATACGGATTCTATTTATATTCAATCTATGATTGGTTTCCTACCTCTTTTGTTCTTTGTCTAGGTAAGAGAACTAAATTTATCTATATGCCTTGGGATCATATATGGGTTAGAACATCTGCATTAAGAGTTGATGGTGGATGGGAACATGAAACCACTATGGAAAAATTAGGAACTAGAAATAAAGAATTTTACAACAAGAAAAAATGGGACGGCATACTTTGGAGCGAGGCTTACCCCTACACTTACGTTCTAAAAAATGGAACCGTACAGGAAAGAACTGCAACTCTAAAAGTCGAAGAAAGAGAATGGAGACCTCGTTGGTTTAAATGGACCCCATTATTTTCCAAAAAAAGAAGAACTATAGATGTTAGCTTTAACGATGAGGTTGGTGAAAGATCGGGTAGCTGGAAAGGTGGAACTTTGGGATGCGGATATGATCTATTACCAAATGAAACCCCACTGGAGTGTTTACGGAGAATGGAGAAGGAAAGAGAATTTAGATAGAAAGGAGATTGTGATAAATACATCATGGCAAAACCCGAATCTCAATACAAAAGTTTTTTAAAAGAAAATCCGGATAGTAATTTCACTTTTGATGAGTGGAAGTCCTGGTTAGGTAATAAGATAGCCAGCGTTATAGTTAATCTAGGGGAGGATCAAAAGATTTGTCACAACTGCAAGCATTTGCTATCGATGATTGCTTTAGGTCAAGGACTAAGGTGCGGGCATCCTAATAAAACTCCAAAAAACTATATGATACCCAGCAAGTGGAGCACCTGCGAAATGTTTGTAAAGAAATCAAAAAAGAGTGCATGATATTCCCGGTTAAATCGCCATATACTATTGGCGTGGATATTAAGAAACACGAAGGGGAAGTTCTAGACAATTATGTAGATTCAGAATATCTTATTCAGAAAAGAGGAGAGCTCGAATCACATCGTGAACTAATATCAGGTACATTTGAAAACGGGTACGCTAAATATCTTTCAGAATACACGGGTAAATCCGGATCAATAGAGGAGATTGCACTTCAAATGAATGAAGACATTGCAATACTAAAAGATGGAAGGGTGGTTGAGATCTGTTTTGCATTTCCCAGTGGATTTACCCCTAGCCATTTATTGGGGAAAAATTTCTTCGAAATTCACGCACCCGTTCCAGAAGGGGATAAGCTTAGAAAAGCAAGTGATAATATAACATCGCTGATATCCAAAGAGGGCGGGATCTTCAGAAGATATGTTTGGAGTCTTTCGCCATTAAAATCACTCTCGCAACTTCCGGTTAAAGAGAGACCAGAGCCTTCCTCCATCTCAGATATCTGGTTTAGAACAGAAACACAGTCGTTGGTTGGTCTCAGAGATGGGGTGACTCTTTTTTTCATCAAGGTTAATATGACCCCTCTGAAGGACGTTTGGGGAGATCCCGAAAAAAGGACAAATATAGTTGATTCAGTCAACTCCATGAGCCATGAGATTTTAAATTATAAGGGGCTCTCTCGGATAAAGGAGATTCTTAACGAAACCATGGCAGCTTCTTAATCTATAAATCTTGTACTTAGCGGGATCAAATATATAGATTAAAAAAATATAATCATGGTTACTTCGGCACAATGTTTAAAAAAATACGGGGATCCTTCGCTTGAGAAAAATATGACCCTTTGGGACGTCCCACAAAATTTAGAAATAGGGGTTATTCCAAAAAGAATTTATTGCAACTCAGATCTTGTACAGCCACTAACCGGTGCTTTCCAAAACTTAATTCAAAATGGAAGAGTTAATGAATTGAAAACGTGGGATGGTTGCTTTAACATCAGGAAAAAAAGAGGGCTAAGCTCAATGTCCTTACATAGCTGGGGGATAGCAATAGACGTAAATGCTGCTTGGAACGGGTTGGGTAAAGAACCCACGCTCACTCCAGAATTTGTAAAGTGTTTCACTGATGCCGGATTTGATTGGGGAGGAACATGGAAGAGAAAGGATGGTATGCACTTCCAATTATCTAAGATATAAATAAAGGTGATGAAAAAAATATTTCTGATAGCATTTTTATTTATCTCTGTGGATTTAATGTCTCAAGACATTTCTAAAATAAAAGATTTTGTGAACGATTGGATTGGAAGGTCTTACCGGTTTGGTGGAGTTAGCAAATCTTCAGGGATAGATTGTTCAGCCTTTGTCCAAAGGTTTTATTTGGACATCTACGATCTGAAAATTCCTAGAACTTGCTACTACCAGTATAAGGAAACGCAGAGAATAGAAAAGAAGGACCTAGAAATTGGTGACATAGTTTTTTTCACTAGTAAGGTTAGTCCTAGTGGTTGGCATGCAGGGATTTATATCGGAGAAGGCGAATTTATACACGCATCAAACTACAGAGAAGGAGTAAAGATAAGCAAACTTAGTGATTCTTTATATGATAGAATATACAAAGGAGCTGGGAGAATAAAGGAAAGTGTCGAATGAATATTGAACTGATTTTGAGTATAACCGGAGCACTAGCTGCAGCATTCAAATGGATATATGAATATTCAAGAAAGCTCAAGTGGGAAATGAATGTTTTCCTTTTAGAGCAGATAGAAAAATTCAGGGGATTAGAGTCCACCAAAGCTATGGAAAAAATGCTGGACTGGAATGCCATTTACATTTCTCTCCAGGATGAAAGAATATTAGTAAATGATTTAATGTTAATTGGTGCTTTCAAAACGCACGACATCAAGCACACTTTCACAGGGGATGAAGCTAAACTGAGAAACGTATTTGATGAGTATTTTGACAATTTAACTAAGTTTATTTTCATGGCTCAAGCTGGCTTAGTTGATAAAAAAAATTTAGTTCTATTTTTAGAATACTGGTTTAAAATTCTGTCAGGAATTTCAAAAAGTAAATCCCACGAAGTTCTAAACGAAATGTGGAAATATATGAACTTCTATGGATATGTAGATCTTATCCAATTTATAGAAGAATACAAGAATTCAATTAAAATTAAAAATAAAAAATAACCTATATGAAAAAAACACTTCTACTTTTAATTACCGTTCTTTTGTTCGGCCAGGCTAGATCACAAAACGGCGGACAGAACGGAGAAAATGAATCCGTAAAAATTACAGCTGGAGGGGTAACTAGCGACTGGAAACAAATAATCGTTGTAACTAACAAACAAAACTGTTCAGTGGACATTAGGTTTGAGCACAACGACAGAACCGCAATTAAAAATTTTCCTGCTCTTCATAGCGACACTTTCCATGTAACACTTCCCAATTGTTCATTGAGAGTCAAGCCACTAGATAATTGCGGAGGTGCTAATATGGGATGGGTTGAGTTTAATGTGTGTTTTGCTCTTCCTGTTAAATTCGAATATTTTAAAGTTAGAAAAATTTCAGGCACACTACATGAGGTGGAATTTAAGATTCAAAGTTCTTCAAAGGAGAAGTATTTCAACATCCAAGTTTCTAAAGACGGGATCAACTACAAAAATGTAACTATAATCTTAGCTGACCAAATCCAGGCTGGACAAATATACAAAACCAAAATAAATCTGTAAATATGAAAAAAATTATTATTTTATTGCTTGCCTCCTTGGTAATGATTTCCTGCAATAAAGAGGATTCACCCTCCCCAGTAATTCAATACGAAAATGTTATGCTAAGAGTTGAAAGTGTTAGTTCAGATAGTGTTTTAACATATTCACCGATCATAAGCGTAGACGTGGAGAGAACTAACCCATAAATAGAAAAATGAACATAGCTATAATAGCTCACGATAATAAAAAAGCCGACATGGTGGCTTTTGTTCTTAAGAGAATTGAATTCTTTAAAAGGAAAGATATAAACATAGTATCTACCGGAACAACTGGGAATCATATGATTCATGCAGGCATAACAAATGTTGAATGTTTGCAATCTGGTCCTAAGGGAGGAGACGCACAAATAGCTTCAAGGATAGTTGAGGGTAAAATTAATGCAGTATTATTTTTTATAGATCCCATGTTTTCACATCCACATGAGGTTGATATACACATGCTGATGAGACTCTGCAATGTTTACGACATTCCGTTAGCAACAAACTACGCAACTGCCAAATTACTAATTAAAGGCGTAAAGTACGAAGAAACTAAAGGGGAAAACAATAAAAAGAAACTGTAGTAATGTCAAAAATTTCGAAAAGTAAGTTTAAGTATAAGAAGATAATTAAAGAGTATAAAGATGCATCAAGTACTGAAATCTGGGAAGGTGTTAGAGATAACTTTAGCTTTGGATTTATTGGAGCAACTCTAGTTGTTTTCATTGCCACGAAAACAGATTTTGCCGTTTTAGCTGGATATTTTACTTACTACTACATGCTGGGCAGAATAGTAAACAGACCAAAATATGTTACAGATTTGGGAAAATTGATAGTTTTTCCAATTCCCTCTGCTTTAGGAGCATTTACTGGATATAAGTTAAGTTATATACTGCTGTCTTATCTTCATCAAATTTAAAAATCGGATGGAATAAGATCAAAATAATTCCATCCAATGAGCCAGCAACACCACCCCAAAGTTTTATTCATCTTAAAGAAAAAGAAAATTTACGATCACGTATCGTACACTAAAGCCATTCATTCAGGACTTTTTAACAGTGCCACATTTGTTAATAAAATGCTGAATAGAAATGGGATCAAATCATATTGTGTTGAAGTAATAGATGGTAATGATATAGACAGGGAAGTGTGCAAGCTTAGACCTAATATTGTTATCATTGAGGCTTTATGGGTGACCCCTGAAAAATTCATCGAGCTTCACAAACACCATCCTAAAGTTAAATGGATAGTTAGAATACACTCCGAAATACCCTTTATTGCTAACGAGGGATCTGCTATGGATTGGTGCTTCAAATATGACAAGCTATCGGAAAATATGAATATCACTATAGCTCCCAACACCGTCACGATGGTCAAAGATTTAGAAAAGTCAGGAATAAACAATCTAGCATATTTACCGAATTACTATCCAGTTAAGAAAAAAAGAAACAGAAAAGAGGTAAAGAAGAAATCTCATATTGATATTGGGTGCTTTGGTGCGGTTAGACCTATGAAAAATCAACTCATACAAGCGGTAGCTGCAATTGATTTTGGAAACTCTATTGGTAAGCCCGTGCATTTCCATATGAACACTGAAAGGGTTGAAAAGGGTGAATCCGTTATTAAAAACATAAGGGCTCTTTTTGCAAACCAGGAAACACATGAACTCATAGAGCACCCATGGTACTCCCACGAAGATTTCGTTGAGGTCATTAAGGAAATGGATCTGGGTCTTCAGGTTTCGTTCAATGAAACATTTAATATAGTTGCGGCTGATTTTGCTTCTAATAATATACCCATCATCGGATCAGATGAAATAAAATGGCTAAGCTTCATCTATAAGGCAAAAGCAACTTCATCGGATCAGATCGTTAGAAAAATGAAAATTTCTTACTGGCTCAGATGCCTGAATTTACAAAAGCTCAATAAAATAGGGCTTGAAAAAACTTCAAATCACTCTAAGGAAACTTGGATGTGGTATTTAAAAACAAAGAAACATTAACATGGAAGCTCTTTACGACTATCTATTTTGGTACAATCATCACGATGGACTCTGGTACGCTGTTTGGAGAGAAACGCAGCTAGATTTCTTTAGTGGAAATCGGGAGAATTCTAAGTACTATAAATCTAAGGATCACTCTACCCTAGTTGAGATCATAACAAAACCAGGGATTCTCAAAAGTCTTAAGGAGAAGGATTAATAGTCAGGGAATAGTTCGTGCGGAATATTCGGATTGAAACTCATGAATTTTTTCACATCGTCTGGATCTTTAACTACTATTAGTTTTCCGTTCATCCCATCATCTCCGGCGATTCTCACCCTGTGATTTCCGTCTATTAGAACCCACTCTCCATTAGACGTCTGGTCCTCTGGATTTTTAAATCTAACCAGAAGACCGATAGGGTCTTCATACCTCATTTCTCTTCTAATCTTAGAAATCTTATTAGGATCCACCATCGAAAGATTTTCGTCTGAATATCTTCGAAGGTAGTAATTTGGATACTCCTCTATTCTGGATTCTATCCCGCCTGAGTTAATTAACTTGTAAGCCTTCGAGACATTAAAGAGATATCTTCCATTATAGGCTGAGAAGATCTCATCTTTCAAAAAACTCTTTGCTTCGTTAACAAAATCTTTAAATCTTTTAAGCATGTTTTATATATCCGCAGGAGCCTCGGTCTGACCTCGGTCCTGGTTTTTTTTGTTAAGGTAATCTGTTGCAGATTGGCCTAACCAATCGCACACGTCAAATCCACCTCCCATTTTAGTCTGCTTAATTGACTCTGGTGTTATGTGAGGGTTTAGAGCTTCTAGCCTCTTGGCCAGTTGTTCCATGTATTCTTTAGATGGTTGCATAATTAAACGGCAAATGATTCCCCGCATCCACATGTGCGACTTGCGTTGGGGTTTATAAAATGAAATCCCTTCCCGTTTAGCCCATCGGAGAAGTCAAGCTCAGTTCCGAAAAGATACAGAAGAGATTTTTTATTAACTGTGATTTTTAGTCCTTCCTCAGTTTGAATGATCTCATCATCTGGGTTTAACGAGTCATCAAAATCCATATCGTAGGAAAGTCCGCTGCAGCCTCCCCCTCTTACACCAACTCTAAGGTTGTGTGTTTCTGAAGATATTCCACTCTCGCTCATGAGCTTCAGAACCTGGGATAATGCTTTCTGGGTTATTTTTATCATAGCTTTCTTACATTTATATATTTAAACATTTTACAGGTGGAATTATTTCTTACTGTCTCTGTATAATTTCTATGGAATATAAGAAATTTGAAAAAATGGTGGAGTCATTAAAAGCTCACGACCAAAAAGTAAGCTCAGCGTACGAACTTAAAATAGATCTTATCGATTTCTTTGATGATCTACAGTGGGTTATATCAATCCTTCTGGAAGAGGCGTACGGAAAAGAAGGACTGGATTGGTTTGACTGGTTCAGATTCGAATCCGATTACGGGGATAAAAAACGGAAAAACGTTCCAATGTACGAATCTGGTCCCGACGGTAAGATGGTTGAAGTTAAAGGGAAGAGAGCTTCCAAATATGGAGCTCACGATGAGAATGGAAAGCCCATTTGTTATTCTATAAAATCAACTTGGGAATTTCTAGAAGAAAATTACGGTAAAAATAAAAAAGATGCCAAGAAAAAAGGAAAAAGCACCAGATGCTAAAAAAGAAACTAGGTATTTAATTGAAATGAGTGATCGTCAAATGTCGGTCATGCAAGACGCCCTTGAATTCTACTCTAGATTTCTTCACGGCCAGTTAGAATATATCCCCAGTTGTCTTGATTGGAAGCTGAAGCAGGACCACAGAACCCACACTAATCCTCAGATAAAAGAGGCTATAAATACTTTAAAAAGGGAGATGTTTGGATTAGACAACCCTAACTCAAATTGGGGGATAGGAACTTTTCACATACCAACGATGGAAGAGGGCAAAGAAATGGACGAGCCTCAGATTTCTTATGAGATGTACAAGATGATTCTTTATACCTGGAGACAGGAAAGAATGGAAGAGTGTCAAAAGAGTGGGGAGGATCCAGGATGGACTGTTCACGACAGTCTGCCACTAAAATATTCCAAAGAGAGGTTAATCTCTATCTCAAAGAAGCAAACCCAAGAGGATATATAGTGCATGTTTAAAGTGCAAGATTTTCAAGAATTTTTACATCTTAACGAATCCAACGGGTCAGGTGCTAATATCATTATAGGAGATTCACAAACCCCCTTTATAGCTAAAAGGTCTCAGAATGTCAAAATGATCTCTAAAGTGGGATCCAAGTCTTCCCTCTGGTTAGGTGGGATGGGCTTAGGTTGGCTCAAAGATGCTGTTAGAGAATACCCAACAAGTCCTAATGTTTCAAATGTAGTTATCTGCATAGGAACCAACGGAGGATTCAACATCAGAGAGGACATTCAGGGTCTTTTCTCTCAACTTAAAAGGGCTTTTCCTAAAGCCAATTTTTACGCGGTTCAAGGATCTTGGGGATGGGGAGGTAACAGATCAATAACTACTGATAGGGTCAAGACATATTACGACAAATTTGCCCAGCAAGGTGCCACTATAATAGAGCCGCCAATTGGTAAAGTTAACGACCCCCACGGTAATCTTCCTGTCTATGCGCAAATAGGAAAAGCAATAGATTCTTATATAAAAACAGGCAGCACTTTTATCCCTGCACCGGCTATCCAAACCACTTCGTCCGAAGTTCAGCAAAAGCAAGACGATGAAGAATCCCCTAAAGATATCGAGGGATTTCAAGACTGGCTGGACGAAAATAAACCAGGATGGGCTTGGGGATATACAGGTGGAGTTGTTAATAAATCCCCCGGCTATGGAAGATTCGGACCAAGAACAACTAAGGCTTGGAAAAGTTACGGCGAGGAGTATTTAAAAACCCAAAGAATACAAAGTTACACAAACATTAAATCGTCATTTTCTGGGAAAGACCCAGAAAAAGTGGATCCTATTATATCTAAAGATTTTAATTTTCACATCATACCAGACGGTAAGGGAACAAACTACAGAAGCGCACAGTTTACTCCAGACGTAATGAAAAAGATGTACGAGAAATATGGGATCAAGAATGTGATTAGGTTTAACGGAGATGGTAAAGATTCTATTCACAGGAAGGGGAATATCCCAGTTTCAATTAAGCAAGAAGAAGACATTTGCAAGGAGATTGGATGTAACTTTTATAAACTATCTTCAACGAGGGATCAAGAAAAGGTTAACAAAATCCTATCAGAGGGAAACACCTTAGTGCACTGCGCTCATGGTGCAGACAGAACCGGCGGTAATGTTGGCGGGTATTTGTATAAGACCAAGAGAAATCCAGAACTCACAACACCAGAGTCAATCTGGGAATATACAACCAAGTATAATGGATGGAACAGAATGGTGAAGACTAGTCCAGAGCAATTTAAAAATGGATATCTACAGCAGGCTCAAAAGTTCGGAGTGAGAGATTTTCTACATGCGTTAGAATTAGCTAAAAAATAAATAATAAATATGGAAAAATTGGAAGTCCTTGATTTTTATGCCGAATGGTGTGGGCCTTGTAGAGCAATGAACCCTGCCATACAGTCACTTATGGAAAAACACAACACAAGCGGATCAAGTGTAGAGATCAAAAAAATTAATGTTGATCAGGAAAAAGAACTCTCTGAAAAGTACGAAATTAAAAGTATTCCCTCTATAATTTTCTTGAAGAATGGAGAAGAGGTTTACAGAACTATTGGTGCACAATCAAAGGAAAAGATAGAGTCAAAAATATCAGAGCTTAGCGCTTAAAAAAATAAACCCCATGAATAATTTTCAAAATTTCACCCAATACAGCGGAATTAATAGTCCTGGTATATTTTCAAATAGCGAAGAAAGAAATTCTGCTGTTTACACATTTTCTCAATTCAAAAACATTTTGAGAGCAGAACTTTATGAAGCTGAGGAGTATGTTGATGATCTAATCCTAGAAGAGGCTTACTCTTACTACGAGATTTCATCTTTTTTAGAATCTAAAGGAAATTGGATTTCTAATCCGGGAGGAAGCATCATGTACCTAGATGCTGGTGAAAATGTCATTCTAATAAAGGAGTCAGATTCTTATATTATATCGAAGTCAACATTTGAAGCTATAAATGAAAATAAACCAGGAATGTTTGACAGAGCTAAAGGTGCTTGGAATAAAATGAAAGCCAAGACAACTTCAGCAATTTCTTCCATGTCTGCAGGAGCTAAAAAAGCTTGGAATGCCATGTCAGACGGAGCTAAGAAAGCTTGGGCATTTGTTAAGACAATACCATCTGTGGTAACTAAAATGGTTAAGAACATGGGATGGAAAGAATGGACATCTTTAACTTTAGGTGTAATTTCGGCTTTGTGTGGTTTGGTTGGTGCTGGTGTTCCTGGCGTTACCATTTTAGGTGGATGTTCAATGGTTCTTTTGGGTGCTATGGATATTTGGGATGGTTGGGGAAAATACACAAACGCGACAAAGAAATTAGGTAAATTAAACCTTTCAAATTTCGGAAAAGACTATTCTCTCGTTACTGCCGCTTTGCCTGAAATTGCAACAGGAACCCTTTTACTATCTTTGGGAATAAAAGATGTTTTACAAGGATCTACTACCGCGTTGGCTAATCCTTCCGCGGGATCTGTTTCGTTGGCTGTAAAAGCTAAAGCAATGAGTGCATCAAAAAGCACCGTTGCTTCTTTAGGAAAAAATGCATCCGATGTAACTGCGGTTTACATTAAAAATGTGGTTCAAAAGGTTTCTAAAAATCCTAAACTATCCTCTAAAATTCCGAATTCAGTAGGAAAAATTGCGGTTATGTCTTTAGGTAATCTCGTTTTAAGTAAAACCTTAGATTGGTTGTTCAGAGGAATTATGAAAGGCGCAGACCTTCTACTTTCTGCTTTTAATTTCTTAGTAAACATCCCTGAAAAAATATCAGGGGGAATAGAGAAATTTAGAAAGGAAGCGAAATCGTCGGTTGCAAAAATAGTTTCTAAGGGCCTTGCAACACTCGTAAAACCACTAACAGATTCTGCTACTAGAATGATCAATAAACACATTAAGCCATTAATAAATGGTGCTAAAGCGTGGATAAAACAACAGATAGCATCTTACGATCTTTGTGTACAGACATTGAAGGAGGTTGAGAAAAAAAATCCAGGTAAAAAAATAGCGGATACTAAGGTTCCACCTTCTAAGGGGAAACCATTTATTAACCCTAAGGCCAAAGCGGCATCGATTAAACCTAATGATGTTAAAATGATCAAAAAGATAAAATCAGAGAAAAAAGTTAACGAAAGTGAATCATTCTATAATATTTACAACTTCGATCAATTCTTAAGATTAGCATAAAAAAAACCAGCCAATTGGCTGGTTTAATTTTTCTTTGAGTTTCTTTTTATTTCAATAAAGCGTAATATTCTTTAAAGAGTTTAAGTCTTTCAGCAAGTCCTATTGTTCCTCCGTTTACTCTTTTAGTCACTGAGATAACTGTTGCCTCATCAGCGCCTTTATCACATATTGACCAAAGTCCATTTTTATGAAAGAAGAATGCTGCAGAAGCCAGAGCATATTTCGTTGAAAGTAGATCTGGGTTCTCTAGAATGTTTTCCTCTACGATTTTATCAAAATCTGCGTAGTTTGACTTACCAGTTGTTTGAAGAGCACCTCTACCTCTATACTTCCATCCATCTCCTGACTTTTCGTCTCCGTTGCCCATTCTTGAAGAGTAAACTTTATTAGCTATCTTCTCTGGATTTCTGGCGTAAGACTCGTTTAGATTTCCTGGAAAGTATTTTGGAAAAATCTTCTTCAGTCCATCCGCTGAGTAGTTTAAATTCTCACTGAAGGCTTTCCAGTGGCCAGATTCGTGTGCTGCTTGGGAAAGCAAATGAGTTAGCCTTAGAACGTTGGTGATTCCGAATTTAGATGCAGTGTCTGGAATTTGTGCAATAACACTATCAGGAACGTGTCCTTTCAAAGCTTCCAATTTGAATTGACTTGTTGGAATACTTACTGAAGCCTCGTTTACTGCCGGAGATGCTACGTCCAATCCCATTTTAGACCATGTTGCTGGTCCTACTATTCCGTCAGCAGAAAGTCCATTGGCCGTTTGCCAACCTTTAACTGCTTTTTCTGTTCCTGGGCCAAAATCTCCGTCTGGAGTTAGCCCCAATTTAGCTTGAAGCTTTTTAACTTCTTCGCCTTTAGATCCGATTTTAAGATTCATAGGGTTTTTTAATTTTATATATCCCCTAAAATGGAAGATTTGGAACATTTTACTGGCAGGGATCTAAAATTTGGACCGCACTAACGCGGATCATATTGTAAAATCTAAAAATTTTTAAGTTATGATTACAAAGTTTGCCTCTATTTTAGTTCTAACCACAGCAACTTTTTTTGCGACTGGCTTTAACCGAGAGGAGCCCACAAAGTCCACGGAAAAAATCGCATATCAATCTCTCTACGAAGAGATAGTTAAACAGGGAATAGAATATCCTGAGATAGTTTGGGCCCAAGCCATTTTAGAATCGGGTAATTTCAACAGCAAGGTCTTCCATAAAAACAACAATCTATTTGGAATGAAAATGCCATCAAGGAGAAACACTGTGGCTCTAGGAACGTCAAGCGGATACGCAGTTTACGAATCTTGGCAGGAGTCAGTTCACGATTACAAACTTTATCAGGAGTATTATTTTAAAGATCGACAAATATCCAAAAAATCCTATTACAATCACTTAAACCGTTCCTACTGTGAGATTGGTGGGCAGTATTCACAAAGGGTCAAAAGCATTATTTCAAAGATGTATTCTCCAAACTTTAAGACCCCTGATCATTTGAGTAATGGCGTATTCGGCGACGATCTAAACAAAGAGGTATGCACAAACTAGTGGACTATGAACTTGTAGAGATATCTCCCCGAATCTTTGCTCTCATAATCAAAGACGGGTATCAGAGGGCTATGCTTTTCCTAAGATGCCAAGAGTACTATGAGTCCAACTTTTCTGAGATTAGAGGGAAGAATTTCGATCTCTTTGAATATATGGAGATTTACAGAAAAAGAAAAGGTTCTGGGGTTTTCACGTATCCCAACGATTGGTCTGGATTCAACGTACCCGGGCAAATTATCGAAAATTGCATAAATGACGTTTTTTGTCAAAATAGCGGACTTTTGCCTACTGGGTATGACTACATAATGGAATCGGTAATAAGTCAAATTAAAGGCAAAATAAAGCCCAATAACAGGTGGTATCTGCTCGGTGCGGATAAAGAGAGCAGCAAAATAATGGAACACGAGATGTGCCACGCACTTTACTATACAAATAGCAAGTACCGTAAAGAGAAATCCTCTATGATTAAAGAAATGCATGAGGTCATTAGCCAAAAAATGAGAGGGATCCTTTTAAATATGGGATATTGTAAAGGCGTTCTGAATGATGAGATACAAGCTTATCTGTCCACTGGGCTCACCGTGGAAATGCTAAAGATAAGAGGAATTAAAAAGCACCAGAAAGAATTTAGAAAACACTTCTTAAAATACAGGGAAACAAAAAAAGCATAGTAAAAACTATGCTTTTTAATTTTATCTTAGTTCTGTTTATTAGGCAAGACCTGCTTTTCCTCCTTTAATTCCTCCTTTAACTGCACCTTTAATCATTTTACCAAGTCCTTTCTTTCCTTTTGCACCCTTAAAAGCACCTTTAACTGCCCCTGCGTAACCTTTAACACCTTTTTTGATTGCGCCTTTGAAAATACCTCTTTGTAAACCGGCTAAACCTAGACCCATCTTTTTGAAGGCTCCGATATCCAATTTTCCCTTAAATGTTTGAGCAGTCAATTGGTTAAATTGCGCTGCCATACCTGGTAAAAGAGACTGATTTTTCTTTCCCGCAAATTGAGGTCCAACATTTCCTGGAATTGGTTGTTGTAAGATTGCTTTAACCTCTTGAGGCGTTTTTGCCATTAAGATTTGTCCAGCCACTCTAGCCTTATAAGTTTTTACCATAGCTGCAGCTTTAGGGTCCATTTTTTTAGCTTTACCCATTAATTTCTTATTTTCAGAAATTTCTTCGTCTTCCTCTCCATAGTAAAAATCAAAAGATTCATCTAACTCGTAATCTTCTTCTGATGTGTACTCATCTTCTGATTCGTATTCATCTTCGTAATCGTACTCTTCGTCTAGTTCATCGTATTCGAATTCCTCTTCTAGCTCTTCGTCTAGTTCATCGTAGATGTCCACGTCTTGGTCCATCTCTTGGTCAAGTACAAATTCCTCTTCCTCGTTAAGGAATTCGTCAAAGTTTCTGATAATTTGATTTTTCATTTTTTGTTTGTTTTTTTTGTTGTTGCTTATATATCTTCCGATTTTAGATTTTTTTAAATCAAACCAACTTTAGTCATTTTATTAAAATGGACATCTTTTGATTTTCCGGTCAAGATATATATCTAATAAGATTAAAAAATCAAGCGCAACATGACAAAACATCAGATGTTTAGAACTTTCACTGAGAAGCATCCCTTATTGGAAAGCATACAGGACGCTAAGAATTACCTATTAAAGAGGTATGCAACGGCTAAAAACATTAAAACCACTGAAATCCCTGAGGACATTAAAATGAAGATTTTAAACGATCCCAACTTTGCTCTAATCAGAAAGATGGTAGAGGAGAAAAATTTTCCCGGCTATGCCCCACTTTTTGTTAAGTTTTTCTACGATCAGAAAGCCACTATCCAGGAATTACAGGAGATCGCAGATTTGCTTTCCACATATAAGACCAATATTGCTAAAGATCTGGACATGCCGGTTCTTGATTACGGAAAGATAGTAGCTACTGCTGAGGACGTAAGACCAGGATTTGAGGTTCTTGCGGATGAGCTTAGAAGCATTCCCAGGAAGATGAAGCTTAGAAAACTGTATAACAGACTTATCCCCGAAATGAAAGCTCAATTTAATAAGGCTTCAGAGGAGGAGATAAAAAAACTAGAGGAGATATCCAACCAGTTAGACAGTCTTCAGGATATAACAGATGTCGACAAAAACGGGAATAAGGTAACAAGAAACGCCTGGGAGGAATTCACAGGAAATGCTAGAAAATATTCCGACTATCGGACATATCCCCGTTTTAAAGATCACCGAATAGCTTTTTTAGAGATGATCTCAGATGCGGAAGATAAAATAGACAAATGGAACGTTGGGGAAGATGATCTTATAAAAGATCTTATGGCACTAGATCTAGAAGTTGGTATTATGTATAACAAGAAGGGATATATTGTGATCTCGGCTAGAACAAATAAAGCAGTTAAAGCCGTGGCTGGAGACACAAACTGGTGTATCAGAGACGAATACACATTCTGGAGATATGCAGCTTCCAAACCTGGGGAAGAGAGAGTTCAATTAGTTATAGCTAATAAAAATATTTCATCAGTTGATCCTTTGAGTTTGATCGGGATCACTGCTTACGCAGATGGCAAAATTTACAGTTCCGCCGATAGGCCAAACAGTCAAATTCACTCAAGACTGGGGGCAAAAACAGTAAAAGAGCTTTTAGATAAAATAGGGTATCCTGACGACCTTAAGGAGAGAATAATAAGAAACCTTAGAATCGAGGCTGATATTAAATTTAGTATCGAACAGTTTCTTAAAGAGGGATCCAAACTCACTGCTACCTCTTTGATTGAAAGTCTTATTAAAGCCAGAAGGGGAATCCTAAAAGGCATCATGACAGAAGATCAATGGGAAAATATATCGGGTGTCGTTTCCTCGATTTTAGCTCAATCTTTAAATTTAAAACCATCAGAATTTATAAAGGTTTACAAAGAGAGTGGAATTCTCACAAGGTCGAATTTAAATGTTTTCGATTATGTTATCGGAGACAGCTACACTTCTAAAGACATTAAAGAGATAGTTGAAAAATCCAAAGAGCAAATGGAACAGGTGAGGGAGTTAATCGAACTCAATAAAGCCGGATTTATAAATCTCAATGATAATCCACAAACAGCAGAGTTGGTTGAGGAAGTTGAAGAGCACGGAGAATCGGTTATGAAAGAACTAGAATCTAAAATCTAAACCCACAGAAAAATTACATAATTCGAATGAACCATCAGATGACAAAATTCAGAAAGATAAATGAAAACAGCTCAAGAAGCACCGATGAACTTTATAGGGCTTTTAATGATACTGACGCTGGTCGAGACCTATATGCTCTCGGGGTTAGAATGAAAAGAGAATATGGAATGTACGGATTAATTAAATATGAGAGGAGAGGATATAATAAATCCATGCCCAGAACGGCGGCTTATAAAAACGAGGATACTGGTAAATTCCATATAGAACACTACTCAAGTAAACCAGGATTAGAGGTTTACGGGGAGAAGGATTTTGACACTCCTGAAGAACTATACAGACATCTTTGGATGAGACTAGCCAAAAACTTAATCCCAGCTTCACTTATTAGCAGAAGAGAAGCTGAAAAGAAGATAAATCTGGAAACGCTTTTCCCTATAGGACACGGATCAAGCGAAACTGATTTCTTCGGTAGAATAAAGCCACTATTGGGAGGGGAAGAATTAATCAAACCCTCTAATGAAGATCTATTAATATCTGAAACTGTTCAGGAGTTAATTAAACTTGAATTGATCGGTACTAAGGGATATGGTTACGGATCAAAAAATAGAATTATTAGTGACATTTCATCAAAAGGAAATATCAAATACAACTTTTATACCGAAGCAACAATCAGAGTTTCTGAGATCTACTCTCGACTCATTTCTCAAATATTAGGGGCATCACTTTTCAATTCCTGCTCAGGCTGGATTACAGGAAGAAACAATTACGAAAGCTCTTGGACGGTAACGAACACAAATAGAATACCTTTAAATTCTGTTAACTTCAGAACAGGGGAGAACACACTGAGATGCCACGTACAAGACGTGGATATGATGGCTGCTGTTTTCTTGTCTATTATTAAAAGAACATTTAAAAGGGCAAGAGCATCTTCTAATCTAAGCGAAAGAATTCTCTTTAATCAGGGAGTCGGCTTGGTTCAAGAATTAAACGGACTGCTATCAGATTATTTCTTTATGGCATCATCAAATCTAGACCCCAGTGTTTTTCCGGACAGAGAATCTATGCAACATGAAGTGGTTAAGATGAACGCACATGCTCTTCTTATCAAATACCTTTTGACAAACGGATCTCCAGAGCTCAAGGCAGGAATCGCAGAAAATGAGGATCTTAAAAAGCTGGTGGCATATTCAACTTCAAGAGAGGATCTCAGCACATCAGCAAGAAAGCTGCTCAATCTTATTAAATCAATTAAGTACGTTTAATTATGAGAAATCTGAAGACATACGAAGAGGCAATCAACGAAAGGAAAAGACAAGACGCCTGTGAAGGATGTGGTCAAGCTATCGGAGATCCAGAAAAAGAGTGTCCTAGATGCGGAAGATTCCCACACAAGGCTTATCACGAGAGAGCAGCAGCCAAAACACTCGGAATAGCCAAATGGCTTCAATCCTCCCCCACCATGCAGCCCAATCAGAAGCTAAGCGGATCGGAACATTGATTCAACTCACCAAATAATTACAAATTCCAGCAGATGCTGGAATTTTTTTTGCTTCCTGCCATATAGTTCTATATGAAGACACTTGTACTTGGCGACACCCACGGGCGTTCATTTTGGAAACTAGCAGTTCAAATAGAGAGACCTGATCGCGTGATTTTTATTGGTGACTACTTTGATTCCTTTGATATTGGGGGATTAGATCAATTAAACAACTTTCAGGACATAATCGAATTTAAAAAGACTGGAGGATGTGAAGTTGTTATGCTTATTGGAAATCACGATCATCACTACTTTCCAGAAGTTGGAGACACCGGCACTAGCGGATTTCAAGCCTTAATGTCTCCTTCTATCCAGTACGTGATAGATCAAAATCGAGAGCACTTGCAAATGGCTTACCGGATGGGCGAATTTCTATTTACACATGCCGGGGTAAGTAGCATTTTTATGGATAAAGCTTTCAAGGATCACTCCGGATGGAGCTTAGAAACTGTAGCAGAAGATCTAAACAATCTCTTTAAATATAAACCAAAATCTTTTATCTTTGGAGAATACTGCGATCCCACAAGATACACGGATCCGTCAGGAGACGACGTAAATCAATCTCCCATTTGGATTAGACCAAGATCACTTATGAAAGCCAACTATGACACTTTGAGAAAGGAGATTATTCAAGTGGTCGGTCACACCCAAAAAGATAAAATAGATATTAAAGGATTCTCTACTGGCGGTCGTTATTATATGATTGACACTCTTGGTACGAGTGGAGAATACTTGGTGATAGAAGAAGGATCAGTAAGAACAGGAAAAATAAAATAAAACTAAACTATGGAACAAAAAAGAATGAAAGGCGAATTAGCTAAAACTAAATCAGGAACTTGGGTGATTTGGTATTGGAAAGAAGACGAAAACTCTTTCGAAGGGGGTAAAATCCCAGTTCATCCTGATATTCAGGAGAAAATGAATCAGCTGGATTTTTTAGATCATTTGAGCGAGGGTAAAGAGGTAGATTTTATACAGGTCGTCGATGAGAGGATATGCAAAGAGTTCTCAACTAATGAATACGCTAAGATCGTTCCGCCTAACGGAGAGGGGATTTCAGAATTTAAAAAAATAAGGGCATCTATTATCAGACAACTTCAAAACGTGGTTTACGATAACGGAGATATAGCTGATATTGGAAACGAAGTGGGCATTGCCATAGCAAGACACTTTGACGAGAATCAAACAATAGAAGATTTTATGGCTGGGGTTAGGCACGGGGTGTCTTTAATTGACGGGACACACTAATCATTTTTTTATGCCGAATTAATCACATAAATTTGCTGCATGTTTACGAAATTAAAAATTAGAGTCAAGTTTTTTTTGAACGACCTTAGGTTCTTAAAAATACTATTCAGTCCATTTAGACCATTCGGTCTGAATTTTTATGCCGGAAGAATTGCCATAGGTACACCTTACTTCTATCCTCGGAGAGCTGTTAAGGATAAAGATAATCCAGGATGGCTTAAATTCGTTCCACGTAAAGTTGGATTTGATTTTGTGTCCCTAGGATGGAAGACTAAATGGTCTGATACGGATTTCAGATTCGAATGGGGACCTTTGTTGTCCTTTGTGTTCTTTGGATATCAGATAGTAGTAAGAACCAAAGTCAATGATCCCGATCAGTATTGGGAAGCATGGCTGTACTATGAATACGCCACAGACAAGACTAAGTCCAGGAGAGAAAGAATAGCCCAGTGCAGGAAAGAATTCCCCCAGACGTGGACCACCCATCATGGTGACGACACTAAGGTAACAGTTGATCACTACAATCTTATACTTAAACCCAAATATCTGAAATAATGAAATACGTTGCGGTCACATATTTAGCCATAAATGAATACGGAACTCCACTCGTCACTGCAGGCACGTTCGATAATTTAAAGAAAGCATTAGACGAATACTATGGGATAGGGAGAGATAAAAGTGAGTGTATTGGATTTTTCCCATATATTACAAAATATCCTGACGAGTATGAAGGGTATTATCAGTATAAATATGAATCTAAAGTTAGAGATTTTAAAACCGGAGAATTTATAACAGAGACTCAAACAGAGAAAATTAAAGTGTACTGTATTGTTTTTTACCCTTACACGTTGGTGGACGAAAACGGATACCCCCTAATAGAAGGCACGATGAATCTGTGTGAAGATATAATTGAGAAGGGAGAGTTTAACAAGGTGGTAAAGCTAGCCGAAGAGGAGTGGGAGGGGTGTGACGGATGTGATGATAATGATAAGTACTTTTGGATTAAAGGGTTCCATGCAGGATATAACAGGGCAACTCCTATAGAAATATCTGACGAGGGAATAGACAATTCAGTAGTAAAGGAATATGAAAATGCTGGTGAGGAAAAGGTATTTCCAAATTTTACAAATAAAGATATTTGGATGAATGGGTTTTACGATGGTGCTAAATGGTATAGAGAACAACTAAAACAAAGACAATGAGGATAAAAGTTGGAGATAGGTATAGAGATTATGTTAATACATCTTATGTTG